TTACCATGAACTTCCTGTGTACTGACTTGTGTTCATAATAATATTTTTGTGTTTAAACTCAATAAAGTCACAAAAATGATTGTAATCATGCAATGTAGTAAAATTAAAATATTTCTTAATTCCTTTTCCTAATCCATCATAATATGGATGAGCATCTACTTTTTTGTGCATAAAAGACAACCCCTCAAGTAGAGCCGGATGATTACTACGATTAACAATTATTGCACCATTTTCAATATTTACACTGTCATTACGACGATCAACATGTACTGCAATTCCATCTGGAGCACGCATTACACCAAGCTTACCTGTAAGCATCATATCCATATCAAGATATATACACCCCTCACCGGATAAAATCCCATGATTCTTTGTGTTATCTGTGCATCTAAAGATTTCTCCTGCCTTCAATAAGGCTAAATTTCTGAAGAAGTCAAACCATGTATGATCTCTCTTCTCTGCATACATATAAATCAAAGAATCCTGCGCATTTGAAATTTTACTCAACTCTTTCTCCAACAGATTCAACAAGTATTCATCTCTTTTGGCTTCAGAGCGTAACTTTTGCTCACATATAATATCATGATAAATATCTGATAGTTTTCTATCATACATGCTGAAATCAACATTTTCCCGATAGATTATCATTATATTTTCAAAATCTTGTTCCAGTTTTGAAAAAGCAACCTTTTGGCTGAATGAAAAATCGCCATCAACAAAAACACCTATCATACGCTCACTCTCTATCCTTGCCGTATTCATGACATTATCTAAATAGGGATGCTGCTTAGTATTAACTATTGGAACCTCATCTTTCTTATATTGTTCAGGATTAGGTTCAAACCACTGAAAAAGAATAGGCGTTTTTTCATCAATGACCTTTAACTCATATTCCTTTCCTGCAAAAGAAACCGTTTGACAGGGGGAACTCTGCACTATATTTGCTGAGTTATGGAAAGTTGTCCTTATCGGTGAAAGCATTCGTCGTCCTGTTTATCCATATTTTCTTCACAACTAACTCTTTAATCTATTAATTATATTGGCATACTCAACCACAAAACCTCCAGCAGTTTTGCCACCTTTGGTTTCCTAACAAACATCCACCGGACATGACAACAAAAACCGGAGCCGGCCTCCGGTTTTTGTGAAGCTGTCGGCTATTTCATCCCGCCAATATTTTCCCACGTCCCGTCAGCACGCAGGATTTGCAGCGGTCTTACCACACACTGTATCTGCTTTTTATCCGCATCCAGTATCACCACCTGCGTGATTACCCTGGCCTGCTCCGGGATAATGCCATTCTCATCTGACTCCAGAATGTCTGCCGGTCCCAGTCGCAGTTGTACTGTAAGCGACTGCCCGTGTTCACGGCCATCATGCTTTCCGCAACCGCACAGACGCTGCATAAGTTTTTTTAGTATATTCATGTCATTCTCCTGTTCTGCCTGTATCACTGCCCACTTCATCCAGCCCCTTGACATCCTGCCACGGCCCGTCACCAAACCTGACCTGCAAATGCTGAAAAAACCCCTGAACCCGTGTGGCATCTTTGGGGTCAAGAAAGGTCAGTCCGGTGATGAGTGCGCCATCTGTATCCGGGAACCAGCCATTGCTGTTTGTCTCAATAATGTTTCCCGGCCCCAGACGGAACCGTATTTGTGTCTCCCCCGGGTCGCCCTTCGGTCCCTGAGGTCCGGTTGCCCCCACCGGGCCAGCCGCACCTGTTTCTCCTTTCGGTCCCTGTGGGCCTGCCGGGCCTGCCGCACCGGTATCTCCCTTTGGACCCTGTGGACCTGCATTTCCCGTCAGACCGGTCTCTCCCCGCTCTCCCATGTCACCTTTCGGCCCCTGCGGGCCTGCCGGACCAGCATCACCTGCCGGTCCCCGTTCACCGGTTGCCCCTGCCGGGCCGGTGTCGCCACGCTCTCCTTTATCTCCCTTCGGCCCCTGAGGACCCGCGGGCCCCTGTTCCCCCTTTGGCCCGGGAGGCCCCACCACGGTCGGGATTCGGTTTACGGCTTCTTCCGCCGCTATCCTGCTTTGTTCCGCTGACTGTGCGCTTTCTGCTGACTCCCGGGCTTTTTCTGTTGCGGTCGTTGCATCCCTGGCTGCATTACCGGCTGCACTTTCTGCCGTCTTTTTTGACAACTCAGCATCTGCTGCACTTTGTAATGACTCACTGGCTTTTTGAGCGGCCTCAGAGGCCGAGGACGAGGACGCTTCCTCTGACTTCTTTGCAGCGGCTGCACTTTCTGCCGCCTGCCGGGCTGACTCCGATGCCTCCCCTGCTGAAGTGTCAGCATTTGCCGCGCTCGCTTCCGCCTGACTGGCTGATATGCCGGCATTCCTCGCGGACGTCTCCGCCTCTCCGGCATTCTTCTTCGCCTCCTCAGCGTGACGCGCCGCTTCTTCCACCATCAGTTCAAAACGACGCAGTGCCTCCGGCCGGACGTCATCCTCCGACATGGCACCGAGAAAATCATTCAGCGTACCGGGTTGAGAATCTTCATACACGGTGATGGTCCCGGCATGTGACGGCGGGAATCCTTCCACCAACAGAATGACGCTGTACTGACCGTACTCAACGTCCATGCTGTAACGACCGGCTTCATCCGGATTTTCAGAGGCCACCGTGTTCACCACCACCGTGCTGCTGGTCCGTCTGGCTTTCAGTTGAATGGTGCAGTTCTCTACCGGTTTTCCTGTGCCGTCTTTCAGCACACCTGAAATCTTTACTGCCATATTCACCCCACAAAAAAGCCCGCCTGAATCGGCGGGCTGTCATAACACTGTGTTACCTGGCTAATCAGAACTTATAACCGACACCCACGATGAAACCGTCAGTGCGCCAGTCGCCACTGCCGGAGCCTTCATAAGCAATATCAATGGCCACGGATTCGGTCGGGTTAAACTGCACGCCAGCCCCCCACGCCAGAGACGTGTTGCTGTGGCGACCGTCATCACTTCCGGTCAGCACATCGTGCGTTTTCCCCTTGTTGTCAGTTACGCGAAGATAATCCCCGGAGAAAGTCGACACACGGCTGTAAGCCACTCCCGCCATCGCATACGCGCTGAACCATTCATTCACGCGCACAGACGGCCCCGCCATTACGCTGAACCAGCGGTTACGCACGGAATCTTCATGCCAGCGGGTATCGCTGTAACGGGTAATCTGGCGATTCCTGTCTCCTGCATAGCTGAATGACGTCACCAGCCCCAGCGTGTCCGTGAATTCATAACGGTATTTCACGTTAATCCCGTTAAGATTATCGCTACCGGGAGCGTTCGTCCGGGCATGAAGATACCCCGCGCTCAGCGTGGCCTGCTGCTCAGACGCCCATGCAGGCGCACCGGATACGGTCAGACAAATGGCTGCGGACAAAATGGCGGCATAAAGTTTACGCATAATTACCTCTCGCTTTTCTGCAATAAAAAAGGCGTCATTTCTGACGCCCGTTCTGGGTTATAAAATTCAGCTGATACTGATACCTGCTGTGGATTTTTTCATCACCACAACCAGCAGATCGCTGATACTTGCTGTGGGATACCAGTTATTTACCAGCCATGCTGACACCGAAAACTCCAGCGTCATGTGACCGTGACCGGCAGGCATATCAATAACGCCACTGTAAATCAGCGTATTATCCAGCGCGGTACGGTTATAAATTTCAGCACCGTTTTTCCGCACTATCAGACGGCATGAGGAGTAAATATCAGTATGCTCTCTCTCATGTTTAGCGCCGCTGAATGCCACCGCCGGAATAACAATTTGCCGGTCAAACGGCTGATCGTCATAAACCCTGACGGTAATGGTCCCTGATGGCCACCGCTCCGGTGCACGGGAATCCCGGGGGAAAGCTTTGCCCACTGTTTTAACGAGATCGCCTTCAATCTGGTTCGCGGACAGTTTTCCCAGAACCCGACAGTTCTCGTTAATCGTGACGTTGTTGAGCGTCCCGGAATTCGCATTCACGTTACCGCTGATATCAGCATTTCTTGCGGTCAGCCTGCCCTCCGGCGTCAGGGAAAACGTCGGGGGATTGCCGGACGAGGTGATACTCACCGCAAACAGCCGCTTCAGGAACACATCGTTCATGAACAACTGATTCCCCTGCGCCACAAATAACGGCGTGGTGTTGCCGTCCTCCGGGTTAATCATCGCAATACGGTCAGCCAGCAGCAGTATGTTGCTCAGGGGCTGGCCATCAGTATCCTCAATCCCCGCTCCAATACCGGCAACATAGGGTATGCCATTTTTTGTTTTCTGTACCTTCAGCATGTAAAGTGCAGCAAGGTCATCATTTGTGTCCTTCTGCACGCGCTGTATCTGCTGAATGGTGGCGCTCTGGTCTTCCAGCGTTTTACTGACCGTCTGTGTGATTTCATTGCGGGTTTCGGTGATGGTGGTCTTCATCTCCGCCATCTCATCCGCAAGCTGGCTGTTGTCTATCAGCTCCCACAGCCCCTGAGCCAGATGCAGTTTTCCTATTTTTTCCCGGAAAAATTCCAGATACCCTTCACCATCATTGCTGGGCTGCCCGCTGACTTCCACAAACGCAGATTTCCCCACCAGGTTGACGCTGCGCACGTAAAACCAGAAATCCTTCCCGGGCTTAATGTGCGGGCCGGATACACTCCACTGACTGCCGGTCCCCAGATAACGGGCAGAGGTTTCCACCTGAGATATGTCTGCGATTTTTGTCTCCGAAAACCAGAACTCAAACTGTACCGTCGGGTCATACACCGCAAGACGCGGGACCGCTGTTATCTGAAAATAGCCCGGTGTCAGCTCAATCGTGGCGGGTACCGCAGGTGCATTAATCCTGAACGTGGTGGTGGCCGGTTCGCCCTGCTGGCCATAACTGTTAATTGCCCTGACTGTCAGGGTGTATTCCCCGAGCGGCAGACCACTGAAACGATGCTCTGTATCCGCAGTGATGGCGGTGGTCACCAGACGGCTGTCTTCTCCGCTTCCGCTGGTCAGGCGCAGACTGAAGCGCACACCCTTCACCACCCGCGGCGTGTCCCATTTCGCCTGTGCCAGATACTGACCGTCAGCCGCGCTCACCTCCACCGTCAGGTGCTGCACTGCCGGTGGAATAACGCTGTTCAGGGTTCCTGACTGCGGCTCAAAGCTGGCCCCGTTATCCACGATGGTTTCTTTTTCCGGCACGTGCTGCACTGCCGTGATGGCAAAGGTGCCGTCCGTGTTTTCCCGGATGGAGACACAGCGGAACAGGCGACGACGCAGTGACGGCAGGGAGAGTCCCCATACACCGTATGTCTCCACACCATCAGGCAGGGTGCTGACCTGTATCCGGTCCGGCGCGGGGTGTGCAGTGATGGCCACGCTCACCGGCTTACCGCTGCCGTTAATCAGGTTCACCGTGGCGGCACCTGTCTCCGGCAGGGTCACCTCACGGTCCAGTGTCAGGGTGCGGCTGGCGGCATCGATGGACAGGATACGTCCGCCGGTCATGGTCCCGGCATAGTCGTTATCACAGATTTCAATAATGTCACCGGGTGTGTGACGCAGCCCCTGTGACCCGAGCGTGAAATCCACCGTCTGCGTTTCCAGCAGTCCGGTCTTTATCACCCACAGCCCGGCACGGTGGGCCTGACCGCGACTGGTGCAACCGAACGCATCCATCTTCAGCAGGTTGCGCCCGTAGCGCAGTATGGCTTCCGGGTCTTCCACCAGTTCCGTGGAGGTCTGCCAGCCGTTCTGCGGGTCGGTGTAATTCACCTCCACCGCCGTGTGGCGGTCCTTCAGGGCGCTGAAGCTGTAGCGAAACCCCACGCCGTTATCATCCACCACCACATCGCAGTTGGTGTACGGCCACACCACATCCGACGGGCGGTCCTGAACGAACGTCAGCGTCTGGCCGTTCCATACCGGCATACAGCGCATCGCCGAGCAGAAATCACTGAGAACGTCCCACGCCTTACGCTGTTGTGACAGGTACGCATTAAAGGTCATCCGCGGCTCTGTGCCCCCGAAACCATCCGGGACCGTCTGGTCGCAGTACTGCCCGATGGCATACAGCGCCCACTTGTCAACATCCGCCGCCACCAGACGTTTTCCCATGCCGTAGCGCGGGTGAGTCAGCATGTCCCACAGGCACCAGGCCGGGTTGTTGCTGTATGCCGGTTTCAGGCTGCCGTCCCAGATGCCGCTGTACGTGCGTTTTTCCGGGTCATAGTTTGACGGTACCTGGATGATGCGACCGCGGATATGGTAGTTCACCGTCATCTGCTGACCGCCAAACTGCTCCGCATCCACCTGCAGCCCCACAATGGCCGTGTTCGGGTAGCACTGTTTCACATCGATGATTTCGGTGTATGACGACCAGAGCGTCTTATTCTGCAGCTGGTCCGTGGTGCTGTCCGCCGTCTCCCTGACCATCCGGATGTTAAAGGGCCGGGGCGGCAGATTATCCAGAATCACCGACGCCAGGAACTGCGAGGTGGTCTTGCCGTTAATGGTGACATCCTTTTCCGTCATCCATTTACCACCACGCTCAAGCTGAATCAGCAGGCGGACAGACGTCGGGTTACGGTCACCCTTTGAGGTGGTCTCCACCAGTGACTGCACCCCGAAGGTAACCCGCAGGCGGTCAATGTTCGCGGACGTAATGGTGCGCGTCACCGGCTTTGCCTTCGTCACTTCCACGCCCAGTCCGGTTTCAGCTCCGGAGGACTCAAAGCCTTCCGGTGGTGTCTGCTCCTGCTCCCCGGCACGCCAGACCGCAGTCACACCGTGTATCACGGGATTACCGTCCGTGTCCGTCAGCGGGGTTTTGTTCACCAGGATACTCTGCAGCCCCTTCACCGGGCCTTCTATCGGTCCCTCACCAATCGCATCAATCACACTCATCATCTGCGTGGATTTGAGATTATCCTTCGCCTCTCGAGGCGTGTGCGCCCTGCCGCCACCTTTGCCCATAATGTTCCTCTCAATTGGTATTATTAATCGCAGTGATAGGATATTGCACAGCTATTGCGCGATATCATCAGAACGCTGTTTGTTACCCTGTAACCAGCAAGCTCAGTCTGTTAACGGAATTAATGAGGGTTTTATGAAATGTAAAATCATTGCTGCCATTGCCATGCTGACAGCAGCATCATGCGGATACGCAGCAGAACAGGAAGTCCCAATGAACCTTGTCAGTGCTGACGGAAAAGAAGTCAGCATTGGAAAAATAACCATTCAGGAGACCCCCTACGGTCTGCTGTTCACACCAGCCCTTCACTCTCTGTCTGAAGGCATTCATGGTTTTCATGTGCACGAAAAAGGAAATTGCGCCCCGGCACTGAAAGACGGAAAACCGGTCGCAGCATTATCGGCTGGCGGTCACTTTGACCCGAAAAACACCGGCAAACATCTTGGCCCCTGGTCTCCGGATGGACACCTGGGCGACCTCCCTGCGCTGTTCGTGACGCATGACGGAAAAGCGAACTACCCGGTCCTGGCCCCGAGACTGAACTCATTAAAAGAGATTAAAGGGCGTTCTCTCATGCTTCATGCTGGCGGTGATAACCATCATGACCATCCGGAGCCCCTGGGCGGTGGTGGTGCGAGAATGGCCTGCGGCATCATTCAATAATCAGTCAGGTAAGGGGCGGGCCCCTTACCTTTATTCCTCAGGACGATAAATCCTTTCTCCCTGAAAAGAACGGCACATCCTCCCTCTCTGAGTTAATGTTTTTGTCGTGACATAAGAATAATTCCTTACACTCAATCTTCGTAACGCTCCCGCAGTTCCTGTCCGTGAGCACTGCGGGATTTTTTCGCTTTTATGCCTGCCGCCCGATAACCACCACCTTCCCGTCACCGCCTTCATCACGGGTACTGATGTCCTGGGATATACGGCGGGAGCCAACCAGCATTTCCCCGTAAGGCACCGGCATCGGGTTACCCTGGGCAATCATGTTGTCCAGTGACGAAAAGTACGTGTTCTGTCTGCCGTTATCCGTTGCGCGGTAATCCGGTGTTTTTGCCTTCGGGGCCAGCATCTGGGCCACACCACCCAGTATCATGCTGGCTCCAAGTGAAAACAGCATCGTGGTGGCAGAAAAACCACCGGCTGCCAGGGCTGAACCCCATAACGCCATCGTTGCGCCGGCGGTGAAGAAAGAGCCCACGATGGCTGCCGCCCCCAGCACAATCTGCAGTCCACCCTTTCCGGCCCCGGCCAGTCGCGGCACAATGTGGATGACCGTTCCCTCACCCAGCTGTTCGTGAAGACGGGCGTACACCGCCTCCGGTGCCGTGTCATCACCGGCAATACGTATCTGGTACCAGCCTTCGTTCATCTGACGGCGGAATCCGGGCACCTGTAACGACAGCGCCCGGATGGCTTCCGCTGCCGTGTTCACATACAGGCTGAGGCGGCGGCCAAATCGTTGTAAATCCCCGTGAAGGCAGATGCGTGCCAGTGGCGGTGACGCCAGACAGAATGCGTTCGTCGTTGCCATTTTTCGGAATACCTCTCCCGTTTACTCAGTTGTTCAGGCAGATGGTGAAGCAGCTCACCGTTGCCGCAGTAAATGGCGGCATGATTGGCCACCGATGCGCCAAAGCAGCACAGCAGGATATCGCCCGCCTGTGCAGAGGACAGGGGCACCCGGTAAAAGCCCGTTGCCTCCATATTGTCCAGGTACAGGTTCTGACCGTTGCGCCACCACTCATCCTCACGGTGAAAATCCGGCATCTCAATCCCCGCCAGATGGTATGCATCCCGGAACAGGGTGTAACAGTCCGTCACCCCGTGTTCAAAGCGCCGTCCGGTCAGGTGCGGAACGCAGCGGAATTTGTGAATGTCACCCCGGCTGACCAGCCACCAGGGCAGTGCGCTTTTTATCTGCAGCCGCCGGTCAGCCTCGCTCAGCCAGGGCAGACCACCGGGATGACTGTGAACCAGCGCCACAATCTCCCCCTGCATCTCTGCCCGCAGCCAGTCTTCCGGTGCGATACGAAAATACGCCTCCGGCTCTGCGGAAATATTCACACAAGGGATATACCACTCCCCCTCCGGCGTGCTTATCACGAAGCCGCACGACTCCGCAGGCGCACACCGCCGGGCATGCGCCAGAATCGCTGATTCAGTCTGTGTCATAAACCGGGATTTACTGCGAAAGTTTATTAATGGAAAGGAAACCGCCAAAATTGCCGACATTCCTGCGCAGTTCACACCCGCGCATGCACTTGCTGCATCTGTCCTTACGGATATCCGTGGTGGGTTTATCGAACTCATCCGCCACCGCAGGACCGTTATACCCGCATTCATCTCCCCGGTAATCCCACATACAGGTGTTCGCCAGCATGATGCGACCAGGAAACAGCGCCCCGTCCGTCTCCGTCGGTGTTGCCAGCACAAACGAGGCTGTCATGGCCGTCAGCTCTGACATCTGCTCCACCACCCAGCGGTCGCTCAGCTCCTGCTCCGGGTCCGCTTCCGGATTGCCTGCCACAAAATTCACCGCATCCAGAAAACGGGCATACACCCGGCGGCGGACCACCGTGGCCCCCACCAGGCTCTGCAGGTCCTCCGCCATCCCGGTGACCAGACCAAACAGATTGGACACCGTCAGCGACGGTCTGGCACTGCTGCCCTTCCCGTTCATCTCAAAGCCACTGCCGTCAATCGGGTATGCCTGATATTGCCGCCCCTGCCAGGTAACCGCCTCCCCTTTTTCATTCAGCTCATTGCAGAAAAAATACCGCTCACCACCCTGTACCGTCAGGTCGATTTCCCAGAGTACCACCCGCGGTGACTGCTCTGATTTAACCGACTCGTTCAGACTTTCTTCGTGAATATCCTGCATCAGTTCACCACCTGCTTAAACTCGGCACTGAATTCAACCCGCAGCATGCGAACCCGTGATGACCAGGCGGCACAGGTCACCTTTATCTGCCGCCAGGCATAAGGCGGTGTCCACAGAAACGCCTTCCAGCCACCGTGCTCTGCCAGGAACGCCTCCAAATGTCGGGCCTCCTCCCGGGTCACGGAAAGCGTCACACGGTATGTTTTCAGGTCAGCATTCAGCCCCGCAGCCATACGCTGCGAATACCCGTCACCAAAACGCACTTCACGCACCGACGGCTGCGAGTTCACCTCCATATCCGGCTTCACTTTCCAGCGAAAGGTTTTCATCGCCTGCCTCCGGAAAATACGCCGCCATCACGCATCTGCGCCTGAATCTCATCCTGCGCCCCCTTGCGGGCCATGTCATACACCGCTTTCATCAGCTGCGGCCCTGCCTGTCCGTTGATACCGTCGTTCTGAATCACCACGTGATTGTTCTGATTAAAACTAATGCCTTCCGCCCGCCGCATCTGCGCCGGACTTCCGGCACCGCCCACATAACCACCTTCCGCATACCCGCGCATCAGACGATACAGGTTGCCGACGCCAATCCGGCTGGTTGCCTCCTTCGTGAAGACAAACTCCCCGCGGTGGACAATACCGGCAGGTTCGTATTTGCCCCCCGTTCCCGTAAATCCCCCGGTCGCGAAATGGAAGTTCGCCGCCGCAGCCTGAATGGCCGTCCCCGTGGAGGCAGACGCCCCACCACCGAAAGCACCACCCATGGCGCTGCCAATACTCCCGACAATCCCCACCATGGCCTGCTTCAGAAAAATCTCTGTCAGCATGGAGAGCACAGAACGGGTGAAACCACGCCAGTTCTGTTCGCTGCCGGTCAGCATCGCTGCCATATTCTGTGCAATACCGTCAAAGGTCTGCGTGGCCACGCTTTTAACCTGCGAAAAACTGTCCGTCGCACTTTCTGCCCACTCGCCCCAGCCGGACTTCAGACCGGCCATCCAGCTTCCACGAAGCTGCTCCTCCGCAGACCAGGTGTTCTTCAGTGCAGATGTGGCCTTCGCCAGCGCATCCGGATTATCACCGTACACGTCACGAAGGCGCTGCTCTTCCGACTCCCGCTGCACCTGACGGTCGGTGAGGCCCCGCGCCTGGGCACTGATTGCCGCCTGCTTCGCGCCCTGCTGCTCAAACCGCGCAGCCTGCTGTGCCAGCTCATTCAGCCGTTTCTGGTGTTCAACTTTGTCTCCCAGCTCAGCCAGCTGGCGTTTGTACTCCAGCGTCTCTTTCTCATGGGTCAGCAGGGATTTTTCCTGCTCAGATAACTGCCGTTTCGTGGCTGCCTCTTTCAGGACCGCATACTGATTTTCCGCTTTCCATAAATCGCGACGCTGCTGGCTGATTTTCCCATTCGCACCGCTGTGTTTTTCCAGCGTCCGGAGCTCGGTTTCAAGCGCCAGCAGGGCAGCATGCGCCTGGTCTTCCTGACGCTCACCGGCTGACACTTTGACTCCTGACGACTTCGGCTTTTTCAGCGTCGATTCATAATCCTTTTTCGCCGCCGCCATCAGCGTGTTGTAATCCGCCTGCAGGATTTTCCCGTCTTTCAGGGCCTTATTCAGTTCTTCCTGACGGGCGGTATATTTCTCCAGCGGCGTCAGCAGACGCTCATACGCCTTCTGCGCCTCTCCGGTATACTTCAGCTGTGATGCGTCCCGTTCGGCCCGGTCCCTGGCGGCCAGTTCACCGGCTTTTTCCATATCCGACTGCAGCGTGGCCGCTGCCAGCCCCAGACGGGCATTTTCCCGGTCATTCCATGCGCCCTGAAGGTTGGCCCGGAAAGAGGCGGTTTTTCCCCGGCGCTGGCTCCGGCTCTGGTACCACTGCCATTTTTTATCCGCCTCATCAAATGCCTTCTGTGCACTGGCGAGCATATCCGCTGAGGACTCAGGACGACCGATATCCAGAATGGCATCCCACATCGATTTGAATGCCTTCCCTGTTTTATCCGCCCAGGTCTCCAGTGCTCCCATGTTTTCTTTCAGGCGACGGGTCTGCTCATCAAAGCCTTTCGTGGCGATATCGTTCGCCGCCTGCAATGCCCCGGCCTCGTCTCCGGAACGCTGCAGCTGTGCAACATACGCAATCTGCTCTGCCGTCACGTTACGGAACTGGCGCGCCATCGCCATCAGTCCCGACGTCGGGTCGGTGGTCAGTTTTCCGAAAGCCTCTGCAACCTTGTCCACCTCCACACCGGATGCAGAAGCAAAACGCGCGACACTCTGGTTGATGGCATCAAACTGTTCACCACCACGCACACCGGCATTCACCAGGGCTGCCAGTGACTCACTCGCCTGGTTAAACGTCAGCCCTGCGGCCTGTCCGGCTCTGGAGAGCGTCAGCATGCGATCGGCAGTCAGTCCGGACTGATTACCGGAAAGAACCAGGGTTTTATTAAACGCTGAAAGTGTGGAATCCCCCTGGTACCAGGCGTACGCCAGCGCACCTGTCGCCACCGCCAGCGAGGTGACCCCGACCATCGGCAGGGTGATCGCACCGGCAAGTCCCCTGAACATGGGGATCATCCCGCCGAAGGAGTCCTTCACCTGACCGCCCTGTTGCAGCAGGATCAGCCAGGGATTCTGACCACCGGCAAGCTGCGTGGCGATATCCGTAAACTGTGCGGGCAGGGTTCGCATGGCCGCTTTATACTGCCCGACGGAAATCCCGGCTTTTTGTGCAGCCAGCGCCTGGCGGCTCAGGCCCTGTTCAACAGCACTGGCGGTTTTTCTGACGTCGGTATCCAGACCTGAAAAATGACGCCTTACCCGGCTCATCTGCTCATCGAAACGGACAGCATCCAGACTCAGGTCAATAACAAGATCACCAACCGGCTGGGACATATCTCACACCTCCCGGAATCCCCGCTGAAGCCATCATTAATGCGGCATCATCCACCATGACATCCGCCACATCCGCAGACGATAAAATATCGCGCCCTCCGTCCCCACCGAACCGGACGCCTCCGGCAAGTCCTGCCGCTTTCTGCATCAGCATTTTGTCCTCATCCGGCCTCTCCACCTGCTCTTCCTCATGCCGGGGGACAAGCAGACTGAAATCAGAGGGATGCATATCCGGATCGCAAAAAAACAGGCTGAGTACAGCGTACGTCAGCCCGGAAAAATGCATATCCAGCTGGGTATCCTGAAAATAATGCGTGCGGTAAAAACGGTGCCAGTCGGCATATTCGGTGGATGTCATCCCGGCAAGCATGGCGCGCCAGTCGGGTCTCCCCATCTCACGCGCCAGTCTGAGGGCAAAGTTCAGCTCGCCGTCGAAGACTTTCCCGCAGAAAAATCATCATCAGTCAGCGTGTTATTTTTCGCCACTTCAGTAATATCAGTATCCGGACGAACAGCTTCGATCATCCCGGACAGGCACAACACCACGTCTTCCGCCCGGGCAATGGCATCGGCAGGCCAGGTGGTGAGCACTTCCTGCTCTATCTTCATCACGGCCTCATTCATTGACGGTGACTGCGTTTTCTGTGGATGGTTATGCCACAGGGACATCGCCACCAGAAACGCGCCGGTTCTGACAAGATCTTCCACACTCACCTGCAGGTTGCCGCTGGCTTCAGCCTCTTCTGCCCGCCGTTTCAGGAGGGCAAGATGCTCAATACGCTGCAGCGCAGACAGCTCAGAAAGCGTGACGGATACACCGTTATATTCAAATTGTTCTGTTTTCAGGAACATCGCTTATCTCTCAGCTCTTTAGCCACCCGGCACATTATTAACGGTAATTTCAGCCACCGCAGCAAACTGACCATTACCGGAAATCACAGGGATGCTGACTTTTCCATCCTTAACCCCCGTCACAGTAATCGTCATATCTTTCACGCTAATGGTGGCTTTTGATGGATCGGCGGAAATCGCCCTGAATGTCTTATCCGTTGCATTTTCCGGTTCCACAGTAACGGTCAGGGTGGTTGTTTTCCCTTTTTCAACCGTACCTGTCGGCGTTACCTTAATCGCAGTGACCGGCGTAATTTTGCTGCGTTCTTCCGCTACAGAAGGTTTACCCACGTTAGTGACTTTCACCGTGCGGGTGATCACTTCTTTCGCCGTCACGGCCTTACCGATACTGCTGACCCAGCCACGAAACACATCCACCGTGCCATTCGGAAAACGGATTTTATAGGCCCGGACATCGCCGCTTTCAAACCAGCCTATAAGCCCTTTCTGACCTTCCTCTCCCGGTTTCCAGGCCAGCGTAAAACTGGTATCACCTGCAGATTTCTGTCCCTGCCCGGTCGCGGTCCAGTCCGCGTCTTCATCATCCAGGTAGTTATCATCGTAGGGTTCAGCCGTCATCTCGCCCGGCGTCAGATCCTTCACCTTAGCCAGTCGCTGCCAGTCATCGTCTGACAACGGGTTTGCATAAGCATCAGCCTTGCCGTTGTAAACCCACAGAGTGGTACCGGCACCTTTTACCGGCTCCAGGGGATTTGGTGTTGGCATATCGTCCTCACATCTCGTATGTAATGGAATAAGTCAAATCTGCAGAGCTCCATAACGCCATATCGTCATCACGACGATAGTCATAGCCCTGCTGAACCATCGTGGTAATCATCCCTGCCAGTGCCGGGATCGCGGACATCGCCGGATAAATCCGGGACTCCATCCACGAATCCAGCTCTGAATCCGGTACCTGTGCCGGTAAAAACACCTCAATATGCAGCGTGGCCCGCCAGGTATCTGCATCCAGCTCTTCACCGGTATACTCTGCATCCGTCAGATAAACCGCGATCGCAGGAAAATCCTCTTCGTCAAAAACAACGGGGCGACCATCAAACAGCGTCGCCCCGTGTTCATGCTGCTCGAGTGCATCCAGCACTGCGGCACGAATGTCAGTGTGTTTCATCGTTTTATTGCAATCCTCAGTTGTTGTTTCAGCGCGGATGCCAGTTCTTTAGGCAGGCGTTCACGCCGGATACGGTCAACATTCTCATCAAATGCCTGTTTCAGTGGGGCCGCCATCGGGATTTTCACCACATCAATGGGGTAACGGTTTTTCCCGGCCACACGCTGCATGACATGCCAGCGACCATTTTTTAATCGCTGAATAAATGCCCGCTGATACCGATGCTGACCGGCTTTAAGTATGCTGTTCGGGCGACGCCCCGGCATCCTGATCCCCAGCTTAATCACAGGGAGATCACCGCGGTTAACGATAATTCTGGCATTCGGATTTCTGACCGTCGCCCGTTTCAGTCTGGACCGTTCCTTAACCAGTTTCCGGCGAACCTTTGTCTCCCGGGCAACCTGTGATGAAGACTGATTAATCGCCGTTGTGGCCACGCGGTTAATGGCCATTGCTGAAGCCGCCGGAATGGCGTTTTTACGAACCCGGCTCAGATTGTCAATCGCCTGATCAAGCCCTTTTATCGCCATAATTTCACCCTGCGTTTATCGTCGCCGGTTAACTGCGGGTGGTTGACCACGGTTGAGCCAGAGATAACAGCTGCCCCCGTCATCCGGAGAAACACGATCCACCCAGAATATCTCACCATTAATGGTCAGCGTGTCACCACGCCGCACGGCACGAACCGTATCCGTCCGCACAAATAATGACGGGCTGCTTCCTTCAATACGGACCCCGCCACCGGCAAACCCCAGCGACTCCGGATCGTCAAAAACCCCCTGAACTTCGCTGCCACACTGTGCCCCCGAGGTGAACTGCGCACAGAGCCCCATCACTTCAACAATCGTGCTGTCCACCCCGGCGAGGGCAGCATCAAAGGCATTCTGAAAATCACGCATGCTCAGCCGTTCCGTGCTGTATCATGGCTGTCGCCAGTGGTAATGGCACCAGAACACGCATGCCCCGGTACGTCAGTTCAACGGGACGGCCTGTCTCCGGGCAATACCCCATCACATGCAGGCATTTCCGCATACGGACCGCTTTAACATCATCCGTAGCATCAGTGTTGTGCAACTGCTCACCATCGTCTGTGTGATTTTGCTCAGGCCCGCTCTCATCACCAGGCATAATGCCCTCCCGGGAAGCAGCAAGCTCCTCTTCCCACTCAGACACACGTTGCGCAATATCCGCAGCACTCCCCGCCATATCCGCCTCGCGCCCCAGCAGGCCAGCCAGTTGACGAAGACGTTTCTGATTTTCTTCTTTTGTTGCCATATCAGCCCCCTGTGAAAAAAGACACGGGGGCATTTCGCCCCCGCTCACGGATTATTTCACCTGCACCACCACAAACTCATCCGGATCCGGCAGCACCATCAGCGGTGCGGACTGCGTCATGGTAAATTCACGGGCCGGATCGCCCACGGTCAGCCAGTGTTTCGGGTAACGGGAAGAAGCCACCACACCTTCGGACAACGCCTGCGCATCCTGAATGGCACCGTAACAACGGATCCCATCTGCAGCCGTATTTCCCAGGACCAGCGTGCCCTCCGGCAGATAACGTTTTTCGGTACCGTCCTCTGCCACATAAGACGTTTTCGCCACCACAATGGCCAGATCGCCGTAATACCCTTTGAAAGACACCACCGCCCCCAGGTCTTTCACTGCCGTTTCGAGTTGTGAATTTGAGCCGCGACGGGTATCCAGTTTTTCGCGGAACAGCTTAAAACCATTCAGCAGACGCCAGACAGCACCGTCCATAATGGCAATATTCACAAGACCGCTGGCCTGATCGCAGTAGAGGTCAATATCATGCGTCGGATCAAACGTATCACGGTCCTGCTCAGACCATTTTTTACCGTCGGCCTGCTCAATGTTATTTCCTTCAGAGCGTCCAAAATCCACCTCGACAGTATCAAACTGATCCCCTTCCATGGTGTATTTGCCATACAGCACGGCATTCACCGCCTGCATTTCTTCCACCTGGACAATGGCATGCTCTTCCTGTTTGAGGTTATCGGTGATGATACGCAGACGACGGTAGGCCGGGTCGTTCAGTTGAGCCGGATCTTCACCGGGAAGACGCTCAACCGCCTGCTGGTAATTAAATTCGTGTTTCGGCTTGACGTAGCCCGGACGTAACACGCGGGTTTCACCACCGCGATGACGCAGCACTTTTCCTTCAACAACCGGGGAGACATAGGCCGCCACCGGCGTTTTTCCGGTAATTTTGTCCAGCATCACCTCTTCGGTATGGAAATTCACCGTACGGCGGAAAAACAGCTCCAGAAACAGCGCACGAAATTTCACTTTTTGTTCGGTATAACCGAGTAACTGGCGGGTCGTAAACAATCCCATAAATCAGTTCCTTTCATTCAGAAATCAGTCAGGCCACCGCGGTGGCCTGATAACGTGTTACGGCAGCGCCGCGTGACTCAGGGCACTGCCGGCAAAGGCATTTGCCTTTTTGTGTTCATCCACACTTTCAGGCCAGCGGATTGCCTCCGTCGCAAAGGTCCCCGACTTGTAATACGTCAGTACCGTCTCTGTGCCTTCAAGCGGCAGTACCAGTATGCCAACTGCACTACCGGCTTTCTGTCCGTCCCAGACCACCAGTTTCCCGGTGGCTTCATCCAGCATCAGGGGCGTCAGTGCCGGTGTTGCCGAGGAAATCCCGCTGCTGCCTGTGGCGGTATGAGCCGGATCATTACCGGCAAAAATACGTACTTCCGCACGCTGTTCAGTGATGTTTTTCGTTACCATATTGTAAAAACCTCCTGTTGATGGTCAGCACTGACTTCATGGCATGGCCATGAGCATTTTCACGTCCGCATCACCGTCTGCTGACGTCTGTGGCACGCCACCCTGTACCGCAGCCGGTGAATGGTTCGCCATGATGCGTTCAAACAGGGCGGTTGTGGATGCAGAGACCGGTTCTGCCTTACCTGATCCCGCAGCCAGCACAGCCCGGGCGCTCTCCACAGTCATTCCCGGGCAGGCAGCCAGCTGTTCAGCCTGCGCCTCAGCCCCTTTTGCCTCATCCAGTGCCATGATCTGATCACGGAGTGAGGGTCCGGCATCCGCCTGCGGTGAAGCAGCCAGGATCGGGCGGGCTTTTTCCACCGTCATCTCCGGCATCGCCGCCAGCGTTGCCGCCAGTTGTTCACGACCGTTCGCTTCTTCACACGCCATAATGCGATCGGCTTCACTCTGCGTGGATGCCACCGGCTGCTGCGGTGCCGCCGCGGCCAGAATCGCCCGGGCCTGTTCAACGCTCATGCCCTGTTGTCCTGCCAGCATCGTGGCAAGCTGTTCACGTCCTTTCGCTTCCTGGCATGTCAGGATCCCCATCACTCGCTGGTTCTCCTGCGCGGCGGCTTCCGTTGCAGTTAATTGCGGCATAGTGCCTCCTCTGACATTACTGTTCAGCGCCGTGGCCATCACACTGATGGCATCCGACGCATTGACTAATTCATCCGCCAGCCCGGCCTCAATGCCGGACTGACCTTCAAAAACGGCGGCCTCTGTTCCCGTGACGGCATCAACAGACAGACCGGTAAACATGGCCACTTTTTCGGCAAACATCCGGCGCGCCGCATCAATGCGCTGCTGCATGTCCTGGCGAACCTCTGCCGGTAAGGCTTCAAACTGATTGCCATCCACCTTGTGCGCCCCTGAGTAAATCAGCGTGATATCCACACCGGCCTGCGCCAGATGACCGGCATAGCTGACATGGCTCATCATCACGCCAATGGAGCCGATACGGGATGTCTGGGTAACCAGCCGTCGGGAGCAGGCCGACGCCAGCAGCATGGCTGCAGAACAGGCCGTGTCATTGCACAGTGCCCAGACCGGCTTCTGCTGACGGAGGCGGTAAATCATGTCAGCGCAGTCAAACGCGCCGGCGGCCTGCCCGCCCGGACTGTCAATGTCCAGCAGTACGCCCCGCACCTGGCTATCCGCCATTGCCTGCTGAAGACAGGCGACAATGCCGTCATAGCCTGTCATTCCGGAAAATGGCCGCATACCCCCCAGCCGGTGCACCAGCGTGCCGGTCACCGGCAGTACAGCAATACCGTTCACCACCCGGTAAACACGGGCCGGTCGTTTACCTCCGGCCATGTACTCGTCCGTTTCAGCCAGCATTCCGGGAGCATCAAGCTGTACCTGCTGCTGTGGTACCGAAAGACTTGCTGCCCCCATCTCGCGCCCGAGCGCGCAAAAGAAAACCCGCGCATAGGCGGGCTCCAGAAGCAGCGGTTCATTGAATGCTGCGGCAATAATGTGTGAAAGATTACGTCTCACGGGGTGTTGTCTCCTCTTCCGGCCTGCGACTCTCCGCTATCTGCTGCTGATACGCCTGCGCTATCCACACCGGACGTGAGAGTCCGGCTTTTTGCCGCTCTGCAGATTCCCTGACCTGCTGGCGGAAAATGTCCTGATAATCCTCGCCCATCAGCGCCAGCTCTTTCTCATACGTGCTCAGTCCGGCCTCAATGCGCATCACCGATTCCTGAACCTCCTTGAGCCCGTCAATGGCCATTCTTCCGGCACCAATCCACTCTGCCCGTGACCAGGCTGATCGCGCCTGATAAAAATCAAAACGCGCCCGTGGCGGACGGATAATCCCCCGAAGAAGTGCCTCTTCCAGCCAGCAGGAAAACATCTGCGTGGCCAGCCGGGCCGCAATAAATTTTCGCCGCCCCATAAAATAGCGCCACGACTCATTGGCAGAGGCCCTGGCACTTGAATAACTGACCTTCGAGTAATCACGGGACAACTGTTCGTAGGAAACGCCAAGACCGGCGGCGATATACCGCAGCAGCGCCTGTTCAAGCGCCGAAAATCCATTGTCTGAATCCTGCGCAGTCTGTAGTTTCAGATCATCCCCGGGGAAAAGGTGCGGAATTTTGACACCACCCAGCGTCACGTTATTCGTGTCATACCAGCTGGAGAACTTCTCCAGAATATTAATAAGCGGATTATCCTTCTGCCCCTGCGGCGCACCGGCGATATATTCAAAGGCCTTTTCGGTATCAAGGTCACTTTCAATCGTCGCTGCATACATGGCCTTCACAATGGCCGACTGAAGCTGTGTTGCCTGCAGGGAATCGAGCATCTTCAGCCGTTCCATGACGCTGTAAAACTGGTTGGCCCCACGGGTCTGCCCGTCCTCCACCGGCTCGAAAATATGCAGCATGGCCGGACGCCCGGTGGGAAGTTCACGCGGGATCCGTTCCCATCGTCCACTCCCGGAGCGAGGAAAATCATCCTCACAGATATGGTACGCAACGGCACGGCCATATCGATCGACCTCCACCCCGGCCCGCAGAAAACGGTTCCCCATACCGTGTCCTGGCGTGTCCACCCGTTTCGGACTCACGGCTTTAAAACGCGTACGGAATAACTGCGTGGTTTCCGTATCCCAGACCGGCTGCACAAAGATTTCGCCGTTAAACGCATGAACGCCCACACCTTCACGGATAAATTCCGTGAACGTGCGTTTTCCTTCCACGTCGATCTCGCCAGACATCCCTTCGGCGTATTCCGACCAGGCCGCCTCCACCTCATCGACAAAGCTTTTTGCTGCGGTCTCCCGCATCCCCAGCCAGCGCCAGTTCGGACGGTAGCTGATAAGAAACATATGCCCGACAATGTGATCCTTATGCAGTGCCACCGCATTGGCCGCTATTCCGTTATTGCGCACCAGATCATCTGCCCGGGCATTCCCCAGACGCAACGCGGGCAGCAGGGCCGCATCGGCACTCTGCGCCGGTGGCAACCACTCCGCCATTTGCCCGCCAAATCCTGCACCGCCCCCGTTGTAGCTGAGACTCTCACGAAGCGGAACGCCGTTCACATCAATCAGGACAGGCGTTCGTTTCATAACCTCACTCCCAGCGGACGACGGCGACGCCGGGTTGTCCCCAGTACCGACTCCGCATCATTGATCGCCCGGTTAAGCTCATCCAGAGAAGCCGCCGTATATTCAATTCTGCGACCATCTTTCTGGACAGACACCACCCGTTTACCGGTTAATAAATCAAGGCGCGCCTGACGCAGCGCCTGCAGTTCAGCGACTGTAACCATTCACTCCTCCGGACAGCTTCGCTGCCAGTTCTTTCAGGGTTGGCCGGGTCGTCTCTTCTTCCCGGGATTTTGCCAGTACAGCCAGATCAAGCTGCCAGCGTTGCACGGACACACGTAATGCCGCGTAGGCATACACCAGGCAGTCCAGCGCTTCGTTACGCCGCTTTTTGTTATCCCACAGCAGACGCATCTTTCCTTTTTCCCACTTCTCCACCAGCTCTTCCGCCACCAGTTGCTGCGCCTCTGTCTGCGAAAAAATCTCCGGATCATCAGGAAAACGGATGGCATACGACGTGGCTTCATCCGCAGGCGTGGGATCGGCTTTCATACGGGCATAGAGAATTTCTTTTGCGGTGTCCGTCCCCACTTCACACAGATACACGCCCCGCTGATTGCGGGTTTTCGGCATGGTGATCACCGGCTTGCCATAGACAGACGCGCCTTTTACCGGCAGCACCCGGAAAACACCGTGTTTTTTTGATCTCTGATAAACAATTTCACCATCGATCCCCCCGGTGTCCCAGCAGACACGGGAAATGGTCATTTCGGTGCCATCCGCATGGCGATATTTTTTGTTGATCGCAGCATCCACACGTAACAGCGTCTCTTCCTCATCGGGACGCCCCATAATGATGATTTTATCCACCAGAAAGGCTTCCTCTCCCGGTGCCCATCCCCAGACATACATCTCAAAACGGTTTCGCTGCGAGTCAATGCCCGCCGTCAGATAAACCACCCGGGAAGGCACCGCAGCCGTGTAACGCACAACCTTATCCATCAGTACCTGGTGATCGAGTTTTTCGCCCACGGCCTCTTCCCAGGTCTCGCCCAGCGTGGTGTTCACAAAGGTTTTCAGGCCGTTGGGATCTTTCAGTGCATCCAGCCAGTCATAGACAATCTGTACCCAGGTGGTGAACGGACTGTACGCCGTCCAGATATGGAACGTGATGGAGCGCGGCGGCGGAATTTCATCACCCCGGGCGCTGAAAAACGTCAGACCGTCACGGGTCCACATGCCCGTGTTTTCACAGATCCACCGCCCGTTGCTCTGGTCCAGTTCAGACTGATGGATCACGCAGCCATGATGTTCACAGAGGTAGAAAACACTTTCAGGGCTGTCCTTCTCCCATTTAAGCCCAAAAGGCGTGGACTCATCGCCAAATTTCAGATACTGCGCCTCCCCACAGTGCGGGCAGGGCACATAAAAACGCATAAAATGCGCCAACTCGTTAGCGGCTTTTTCGATCTGGCAGGTGCCTTTGATTTTAGGCGTCGAGCCGCGAATGGATTTTGGCCACACCGACCCCTCAATACGCTTATCCCCCAGCAGGGTTGGCGAGCCCTCTTTTTCGACATCCGGCTCGAACGAGGAAAGTTCGTCATAGCAGACCACGTCCACGGATTTTTCACGGTAGTTTTTGGCGGCAGCGCCGCCCAGGCACCAGAAACCGACGCCCGATGAAAAGCGTTTCAGCGTGAGAGTATTGTCACGATGTTTACGACCCAGCCATGGGGAAAGGTCTTTCAGGCATGGCACGTTCCGAATCGTCGCCTCCACGTGAGACTTCATAAAATCTTCAGCGGCAGAATCCGTGGGCTGAAAAAGCAGACTGTTTCGGGATTTATGCTCAATAAAATACCCGACCACCCCCAGCAACATCTTTGTATAGCCAACACGGGCAGATTTAATCAGGTTAACCGTGCGAACCTGGTCGTTACCCATACAGTTCATAATGGCGATCTGGAATGGCAGCGTTTTCCATTCGCCCTCACCGTATGAGGATTCTTTAGGCAGATAATAATTTTGATCAGCCCATTCAACTGCCGTCATTGGTACAACCCTGACCAGAGGCTGCAGCGCAACCGAAACGGCAGCCATCATATTATTCAGTTGTTGCTCTGATATATTCATCGAGTAAATCCGGTAATTTATCCCCTGCCCGCGCACACTGATTTGCCCCCTTAGCAATAAGGGTTTTCAGATGGTCAAGATGGCGCGGTGTTAAATCAGGAAACTGTCGCTGCATGGATAAAGGGATGGAATCAAGCGTACTGGATAACGCCATTGCCAGCTTACTGAGGGCAAAAATACAGAACCCGGTGTCAATAAGTTTTCCTTTTGACACCTCATTTTTTAACTGCTGTGTAACAGCCTGTTCTGCTGTCAGTTCCCATCTGGCAATAAGCAATTTCTCCTCATAGTCGTCTTCGCTATCGCCATCAGGCACATCGTTTTTACTTCTCCTCAGATACGATATGTAAAAATCGCGCCAGGCATCCAGATCCAGTTGCCCTCGCTTATTCGATATCGGGGCACCCGGCAATTTCTGCAATCTGCGAAGCTGGCGATCGGTCAGACTTAAATGCCTGGCAACTTCAGTCTGCGTAGCCACTCCTCACCTCGCAAAAACTCTCACCTCACAATCACAACAAAACCGGTCATGTCCGGTTTACATGTCTGTTTTTTGTTCATGTCCGGTTCACAGAAGACCTGTTTTTATATTTTTCATATAGTTAACTTGAAGAGAAACCGGACATGGATCCCGGAAAATTTTCATAAATAGCGAAAACCCGCGAGGTCGCCGCCCCGTAACCTGTCGGATCGCCGGAAAGGACCCACGAAAATGATAATAATTATCATCTACATGAGGTTTATCACGACATGTGTGTACGCCATCAAACCACGAGAAATAATCAATTATTACGCAGGTATCGTATTAATTGATCTGCATCAAATTAGCGTAAAAGCAACTTCAGATAATACAAATCAGCAACACTGAATACGGGGCAACATTATGTCATCAAAGAACAGAACCCGCAGAACAACAACCCGCAACATCCGATTTCCAAACCAGATAATTGAACAAATTAACATCGCTCTTGACCTGAAAGGTTCAGGTAATTTTTCAGCGTGGGTTATTGAAGCCTGCAGAAGAAGATTAATTAATGAAAAATATTCTCAATTTGTACCCAACAAAGACAAACACGACCAGAGCGCCTGTTCAGACAGGTTTACTTAAACGACTTATATATGACACAAAAAGCGACCACTAAAGTCGCTTTTTCTTATGGTAACAGGCAATAACTCTCTCAGATATTTTTTAGCATTTTTTTGACCGCGCGTTTCCGGACGTATTCTGTTCTCCTGTCCCTTTATATCGTCGGAATACCCGCCGCTCTTCAAATCCCATTCCCAACTCAGAATGTAGTCTGTTGACCGCTTGTTTTATTTCGGTCAGGTTCACCGGTGAAACCGGAGTCCGGCGCGCCTTACGCAAACACTCTGCTCGTTTCTGTGCCGCCACTTTTCTTTTCTGGTCATCACTTAGCTGTACCATCACTTTTGCCCATCGTTCAGCTGCTCTCCGGTACAGTCCTTTTTTCTCCAGACATTCTGCCACGTGATCATGTAGCATAAGTGACCTCCGATTATCTACAGACTGCCATCCTGAATTTACCTTCCCTTAATGAAATAACAATAAAAAACAAACCACGCAAAAACAATAAAACAACACACAAAAAAAACTAAATAATAAACAAAAATAATCACCTTGTTTTATTATTTTTTGAGGGAGCAATTACTGAACAAAAAACGCTGACTATATACTCAAAACCAAACAACTATTCTGCCAATCAGGTATCATGGCAACACACGGAATTACCGTGTTTTTGCCTTCTCTGCCCATACAATACGGGCATATACTTCATTCTCTATTGTAATATTTCTATCCATGTGCCCCACTCCATTTACCTGTAAATAATATTCAAAATATTTATCACAGAAATCGTTTTTGGCCATGAACTGAGCACACTATAAAGCCCGGAACTGACTCTTTGTTAAATTACCTTAACGTTACCAGTAACACCTTCATAACAAAACATCACGGTATACACTGGGTACGGATATATTCCTGTGCTCCTTCCAGTTGCTTCTGCATTGCCATCAGCCGTTCTCTGAGGATGAAATAATCCCGTTCAGCGGTGTCTGCCAGTCGGGGGCCGGTTGCATTATCCACGCCGGAGGTGCCGGTGGCTTCACGCACGGTACCGGAGCAGGTGGCGTTGATCCGCAGGCGCTTACGACCAGCGGCAACATCAGCACGCAGAGTTTCATTTTCAGCTCTCGCATCGGCTAATTCCCTCGAGTATCTGGCATCAAGTGCAGCGACATCACGCTGGCGTACCTGCATATCAGTAATTGTCACGTTCGCCAGCTTCAGCTCACTGGCTTTTTTATCGCGTTGCGCTTTGTAGGTAATGGCGTTATCGCGGTAATGATTCAGCCCCAGACTAAGCACACCACAGGCTACCAGCAGGACAATAATCACCACACACAGAACACGGTTCATATCCCCCTCACCCCACCAGCCATGACAAAGTTAAGACGCGCCAGGCAGTGGAAAAGCAAATAGCAACCAGCATTAGTGAAAATGAAATGCCGACGATTACACAGAGGATCTTCGCCAGCGTTATGAGCTTGTCTGACATGCTTAATCCTCTTCACGATTTCAACGCAATGACCAGTTTTGCCAGCCCATACAGCATCGGAGACACAGCAATACCGACCGCCACCCACTTAATAGCAAAAGCCAGCGCTCTGCTGACGTCATCAGTTACAGGCGCTTTCAGTTCAAGGCCGTTTTTCATAGTCAATCTCAACAGAATTCGTTTATACTTTCCCATGTTCTCCCTTGCCTTACTCAAGGTCAGAAACACAAAACCCCGTTTGCGGCCAACAAACGGGGTTTTACTTTTATTCACTTAGTTTTTGCCAGTTCGCAGGATTTCGTGTTATCCGCCAGTGTGAGCAAACCGCATTTTTCAGCAAAATATTCTGCTTATCTGTCAATTCCCCAGCACGCCAGCGCGCTCTCCTGGTCACGCCGTGAAACCTGACCGTAGCAGTTGTTTGAGCGAATACGGCAGTCTCTGCCACCGTCCTTAATCCACCAGCGAATCGCCTCACACGCTCTCCTGCGATCACCTGCATTAATTCGTCTGTAAAACGTCGACGGGAAACACTTACCGGGACCAATGTTGTACGGACAGAATGACGCGATCCCCGCTTTCTGGGGTTCGGTCAGCGGTACTTTAATATTGCGCTCCACCCACTCCAGCGCCTTATCACGTTCAATGGCGTTAACCTGGTCGCATTTTTCCTTCGACAACTTCATGCCCGGAACGACAGGTTTACCATCCACCAGGATGGCACCGCGGCAGATGGTCCAGATACCCGCACCATCACGGTATGCCGTGGTGTGGTTACCTTCTTTTTCGTCAAGAAACTGGTCGAGGATTTCAGGCGCAGACGCCCCTGCACCAATCAGCGCCAGAACGGCAGCCGACAGGCCGTATCTGATTTTTGCGTTCATGGATATTTATCAGGGTTTATCGATTTCAAATCCCTGGATATGTTAAGTCTTCAGGCCAGCGGTGGAGTCTTCAGAGAACCAGTAATTATTCCCGGTAGTTTTCCTCTGTAGGTTATCAACACATCCTGCGCCTCTAAAATTACGGGGCGCTTTTCCGGCAACGGACCATCCCCTTCACATAACCCGGCAGCAACATCCATGAAAAACTGCTTCGCCTGCTTTTTCGCCTCAGCTTCGTAAAACTCCAGCGTGGCACCTTCAGTACGGTCAAGACTAATCGCCACATCTGGCAACAACAGTGACGGATACCCACCAATTTCCAGTGCCACAGTAACAGTAATCTTATCCGGGTAATTATTTATCCCTTTAACACCCAGTTCGTATTTTTTCTTCATCGCTTTACTCCCCCCGCGCCGCCTTACGACGGTCCTCTCTGATTTTGAAATACAGGTTAGTCAGATACGTCAGCAGGCCAAACAGCAGACTCCCCAGCACACCGATTGCCACCCACTGGGACGGAGAGACTTTGTCCAGCAGCTGCAGTAACCAGTATCCCGTCCCCACCGCTGACGTGGTGTATGACACACCTGTTGTGATTTTTTCCATCTGATGTATGTCTCCGTCACCGCCGACAGAAAATGAAAGTAAAGGAAAACAAAAAGCCGCCAGTGTCGCCCACTGACGGCCAACGCCGGGAGCCGTGATTATGGCATTCAGGCTCTGCTAAAAATGCCAGATAACATTCCGGCTCCCCCCCCTGATTCAGGTTATAAATGACACAATATCTTGACAACACCCATCACTGTCTGTCAGAAAATGTACTGCCAGATATAAGTATCATGTGAAACCCAACTATCCTTCTTAGCCAGTACTTCTCCGACGAAAGTCAGTACTGGCTGTTTTTTTATTATGCTGCCGGTGCATTTATCTCCAGCATCAGACTTTCTATCTCAACGCCATACGCTGCATTTTTTGTAACATCCGTCAGCGTCAGCGCATTCAGTCCCAGTGTCAGACTGTCTTTTATAACCTGGAATGCCGGGCCAGCCACTCCATTCAGTTTCGGAGTAACCGTGGCACTGCCGGCGGTGAACACCAGCTCCAGCGTCTGCCAGTCGTTACCGTAATCGCCGAACTCCCCCAGCTTCGTGTTTCCGGCTTTCCTGTGATGCATCAGATTCACCCTGCCGTCAGTGGTCTGAGTGAAGTACGACATCAGGAACGGATTACCGGTACCCGTCATCGCCACACCATCAGGAACGGGAGCATCCGTATACAGATAAATCCCCAGCCCGAACTGATTGTTGGTCAGTGCGCCTGACAGGCGGAACTTACAGGTCAGTCTGCCGCCCTGTGTCAGCAGGGTAATTGCGTCATCCACCGGATGCGTCAGGGACCAGGTTTTATTGCTCTGCTTGGTGATCTTAAATACACCATCTGACAACTGAATTCCGCCATCCTTAATGCTCCAGCCCTGCGCAGCAGCCTCTCCGGCTGCCGGCAGCAGGGAGATTGTGCGAACGGACGTATCTGCAGACGGACCCGATGGCGTGTTGCCGCCGGGCGAGGGTTTGATTTCCGGTGCCTTACCACTGATGAAGGCTGAGGTGCGCCCGGCTGCGTTCAGAATAGCGGTTGCCAGACGATCCGGAATAATGCTCCTGCGCGCCCATGAACTGAAATGTGTCGGGCGGTTTGATGATACCTGGTTTCCATTCGTTCTCGATGCCGCACCGTAATATCCTGATGCCGGAATATCCGGATCTTCTGCCGGCGCGTTAGTGGCGGTATTGACGCCGTTACCGTCTGTCATGAAGGGCACAAAATAAACGCCCTCACTCTCCCTGTTTTTATACCCGCCGTACACGGTGTCGTATTGGGTAGCGTATGTATTTTTCCAGTAATACGTCGTGTCACCACAAACCCACGGCACATCTGCAGCGCTGCCACCATGGCACTGCGCGTTAAACACGGAGAGGTCAGCACGAAACTGTGTCAGCATGGCTGTAAACAGCGCAGGTTGCTGTGCGTGGGTGGCGGCGCTCATGTCAAACTCACCCTGCATCCAGCAGACGGCCAGCAGAACGTTTTTGGGATTTTTCTGCAATGCCGCTTTTGTGCGGGAAATCAGATCCTGATATAACGGCTTGCCCACCCCCCAGCGTGCCGAATCCTGACTGGCCCCCGTGGACTCGCTGAATGTCCCCTCCGCGCCCTGGGTAAATGCCGAACCACCACGACAGCATGGTACCAGCAGGATCCCCGCGTTATTCGGGATATACGGGAGCAGTTTTTTGGCAATATGTAAACCCTGGCCGACACAGCCGTACTGCCCTTTGCTCAGGTCAGCCCTCGGATGATTCAGCGTACTCATATCCTGCACATCATGCAGACAGTGGTCAGCCGGAATAATATCGTTATATCTGCAGGCAGCCCCGCCCAGCGTCACTGTACTGCGGCGCGCCAGCTGTTTAATGCGCGGATCCGGAGCATCGTATGAATCCGGCAGCGGAAGCCCTTCACCGTAAGCCATGGCATTGGACTGCCCGGCCAGTACGATGACGTAGTACCAATCCGGCTCAGATGAAGGGCCGACCTGTGGCTCTCCTTCAATAGCCACCGCCTGCATCAGTGTGTACGGCGTAATGGCAACCGGTCCGCCGTATGGCTGCCAGCCCTCTTTCAGTTTGTGTGTCAGCTTTTCCGCAAGGTCTGACGGCGACGCCGCCCTGACAACATCATAATGTTTAATCGACATCGAATTTCTCCCGTGTAGAGGAACAGAGTTAAAAAGCCGGAAGCGGAATCAAATCACAGGATGACCATCTGCCAGTGGCTGGTCGTAAAAAAAAGGCCGCGCCATGCGCAGCCGAAAATAAAGGGATAACGATGATAGTTTGAGAAAAACAGAAATAACACTTTTGTGGCAAAGCATGGTGCCGGGTGCCTCCCGGTGAATTCAGTATCAGCACCTGAATCCGCGATTACCCCATATTCCTTCTTGCTGATTGCCCCACCGCACAGGGGGATTCACCATGCAGAAGTGTTTTTAATAAACAGCAAACAAAAAAATCAAGCATTATGCAGGCTGTTTCTTTTTATCACCGGCCACAGCAATACCATAATGCCGCAGACCAGCACCCCATCCGCCAGCACCGACATGATTCTGCTGGTGAAATCCACCATCACCACCAGAAACAGCAGGAGTGCAGCCACAGTCAGGCGCAGTTTTACCGTCACAGGTAATTCTCCAGACGAAGACCCAGAACACCGGCAATCTCTTCCAGCACCTTGCGCTCTTCCGGCTCAATTTCGCCGTCTGCCTCCGCAATGGCCACCGCCACATCCAGCACATCTTCCGCTTCACGCGTATCGTGTTTCACATCCTCGATCTCACGTAACGCCGCACGACGACCAGTTTTAAAGTTCGTATCCAGCTGACCGATAATGGTTGCGCTAATCGCATTAATTTCTGACGTAAACGCGTACAGCGCAGGCTGATTACGCAGTACCTGTTCGATCTTCGCTTTCTAGGAAGCCTCACATTCACCATCTGCACAGGCCACCAGGTATGCGGCGTTAATCACCGCCTGTGCCAGATCGCGTTTCTCAAACTTTCCTTTTTCCGGTTAACGTGACACACCAATAACTCTTGTCGAAAAAGCCAGCAAGCTGAAAGACCGGTATTCACAACCACCAGCGCGTTTACTGTACTGGCGTGATTTCAGTCATAAAAAAACCCGCCTGGCGACGGGTGTAAAAAATCTTCTAACGTCAGGCATAAAACGCCCATCGTTAGGGCAAATTTACCACAGATTCGGGAAAAATCAACAAAGCTATCTGGTCACCTTTTTCAGTTGTTGTTCTGCCCATGCTTCTTCAATATCAAACTGCACCACCAGCGTATCGTAAAAACGTTTAACTGTTTTTTTCCATGTATCAAGAGATATGGCATCGGTTACATTACATATGGCATTAAATGCCTCCGTTGAAGGTAATCTTTCATAGCCACGACCACCACAACGCTGGCAGTCTCTGATAACAGGCATACCACGTTTTACCGACTCTTCACGATGAATGGCAACACCGCGCCCACGACAATCTTTACAGGCGGTGGAAACCTCCCCCTTCCCTCCACACTCCGGACAGGCAACTTTTACCACCTCCCTGACTTTTTTCCATTCCTCCCAGTAAGACGGATACACGCCTTTTGTACACTTTGCCCATACTGGCGGCTTACCATCCGGATACTGAATCTTGTTTGTAAAAATCTCGCTTTCAATAAATTTTTTTCCGTGACAGCATGGGCACTGTTTTTTGCTCGCCGCGCTCCGGGCATAATCCTCAAACGCATACGAAGCCATAATGCGCATCACTACCGGTTTTATTTCTGCCGGAAGTTTTCTTAACGCTGCCACGCGATCACACCGACTGAGAGCGTATTCTGCCAGCAGTTCTGTTGCCCGCTCCCTGTCATTCATACTGATGCCCATTTTCCCAAGGAACGCAGAAAACCCCATCTCAGCCCGATTCTGTGTCATGCCCTGCGCTGCCATCACATCAGTGATACTCAGCGCATCTTTTGACGTTGAGGCCGATGCATCCGTCAGACCCGGTGATTTTGGGGAATAGTATTTTGGTAAATCTTCCAGTTTCATTCTTTTGCCTGCCAGCCATGCGTTATTTCGTAAATTTTCACACCAAGCCGTCCGCCTGGAACAGGCAGACCGCGCACAATATTAATTTCATCAAACTGCTCGTCGTCGATAAGTAGTCCTGCATGCGTCAGCGCATCCAGTAGCGCTTTCAGAATGTTGTCCAGGTCACGACGGCGCTTATCCGGTGGCTCTGCAATAATCTTTATCGCCAGCCTTCCGGACAGGTTTAATTTCAGTCGCTGCTGGCGAACAATTAGCGCCACATCACGGCGATAACGCTTTCCGGCTTCCGAGATGAAATACGTATTGCCATGACGTCGCCAGTAGGTATTCACCGTCGGCGGGTAAGGCAAAACGAATTCTATGCGTTCAGTCATTCATGCTTTCCACTTCAGGACACCCGAATTTCTCGCGTGCATTAAAAAACGAATCAGCAACAACAGCTGGCTGCCGTGTTTTTCTTCAAAATCTTTTACCCCGGCGTGTAGTTCGCTATGGCATTTACGGCACAGCGGTATAACAAACAAATCATCAGCCTTTGTTCCCATCCCTCCCAGTCCATGACCAATGATGTGATGCGGATCATCTGCCTGATTACCGCATGTCATGCATTTCTGCGTTTTTACCCAGCGCGTGTATACAGGCATCTCTTCCCGTTGTGGTTTCTGGCGCTGGAGATACTGAGCCGGAGATTCCGGATCAACGGCAATGCTGACCACCGTCTTTTCCTGTGGTGGGTTCTGTTGCTGGTGCTGGTGGACGTGAGGCGGTAGCGCAATATTTTTTGTGCGCTGCTTCAGTATGCTGGTGGCGGTCTGCTCTCCCGGTACGATGTCGCTTTCACGGTACATTGAGCGGATTTTTTCCGCACGCAACCCCAGCGAACGACGTAATACCGCTTCCGGTAGCGCGTCCGCCACCTGATTGCGGACCGCCCACCAGGATAATTCAGCCAAAGATAATTCACGCTCCTGCGTACCGCTTATTGCGTGACCGATGACGTCAATCATCCATGCTGACAGGTTTTGATGAGCAAGTTGCTCGAGTGATTCGGATGTCTGGTCACGCAGCTGGTTGTCGCAGTGCCAGCACAACACCATTGCGCCGGTACCATAACGGTGAATGACGGTTTCGCTGTGATGATAATCGCCGTGTGGCCACTGGCAGGATTTAATATGGCGCAACAGCCAGTCAGACAATGCACCAGCACCACCAGCAGCACGAATCACCCGTGCGTTACTGAAAAACGGCAGCAATGTTTTGTCTTCCACCAGCGGCTGGCGAACGGCAGGAACGACCCCGGACGGCAGATTACGCATGCTTTTCGGTTCCGCCCCACCAATACCCGGGTATTGTGGAATACCGGCATGGATTCACGGCCCGGCTTAACGATCACCAGCCCGAGTTCCGGTACCAGAACAGGTCGAAGTAATACCCGCACGTTACCTCCAGATCCGTTGCTGGAATGTGCGGGACGGACGCGGTGGGCGTTCGGAGTAAGGAAGCCTAACGGAGATTATCCAGTGACGATAATCGAGGCTGAGGGCTTTCTTAATCTCGTATCCGTGTCTGCGGTAACACTGAATCAGCCATTCGGCCTGTTCTTCAGTGCATGGAGGGTGTTGGTACCAGTCGGTTTTAAATACGCGAGAACGCCGCCCATGCCTGCTGGCACGAACGGCATCAGAATTGTGATTTTTGGTATTGTGCGCCATTTGTTTTCTCTGCTGGCGCAGCAGGTGCCAGTTGTTCAGGCTGGCGTGCGAATTGTAAACCAGAATGCCAGGAAAAAACAAAACCCGCCGAAGCGGGTTAAGTGCGGGTGCGTTGAGGATGCCTGACACATCAGAGGTGGCGAGGGATTCTCCCCCGCCTGGTCTCTTACTCCTCAGGTTCGTAAGCTGTGAAGACAGCGACCTCCGTCTGGCCGGTTCGGATTCGTACCTCGCAGAGGTCTTTCCTCGTTACCAGTGCCGTCACTATGACGGTTAAACAGATGACGATCAGGGCGATTAACATCGCCTTTTGCTGCTTCATAGCCTGCTTCTCCTTGACCTTTCGGTCCGTAAGAGGCAATCTATATGTGACGAGCATATAGGGGCCTCACTTCGATTTATAGTCGGGTGGGGCTTTTATCTATCTGCCGTTGGTGTTCATGCCCGAGGCAGATAGCCTCAAGCACCCGCAGCAATTCTACTTAACTCTGCCGTTACAGCAAACCGTTTTCGCCCGATATGGGAATTCCCATATCGGAATGAATTCAGTTCACCTGGCGAGGCTTAGCGTACAATTTTTTCCGTTTTGTGAGCTGCCCCTACATGCCGCTGGCGCGGCATCCGGAAAAAGAATCCACGTCCTGAAGGACGTGGAGGATGTCAAGTGCCTTTCCTGGTCCAGCCATATTTTTTGAATGCAGGCGCCGCTTCATCGGTTTGTAGCCATTCTGCAAATCGACGGGTTTCATCATTTGCATCCTGACGTACTGTAATGTTCATATCACGCCATATCACGTAGTCTGGCGCTATTTCCACGACATCACCAATTTCTGGATTACTGGCTGCCCAGTCAGCCCAGGTTATCCAGACATCTGCTCCAGGCTGATTCTCAAGAGCCTTACGTGCAGTTCCGCTATTGGGCGCATATAAAATAATATTTTTTCGGATTGCGGCGACAGTTTCTATATTCCCTTTACGTCCGGCAATATCTTCCCAGACGCCAGTGCCTGATGTATTACTGGTACCACCACCATCATTAACAATTACGCCAATCCCGGGTCTGGTCAGGTCGTCAATACTCCGGATATTTTTAGGATTACCTTTCTTTACCAGTAAAATACTTTTTCGCAGATAAAGAGGCTGAATATCTTTTTCACTGAAGCTGTCTTTATGGTCCCGAATGATAGCCAGAGCAGATTGTTCTGATGCGCCAAACAAGATATCTGCATTTTTTTTGGCATCTTCATTCCATTTGTTCTGTGGACCGTAATGCACGTTCACTATAACACCTGTTTTTTCGGCATAAAGTTTGGCTGCTTCAAGCAAGGCTGTATGCGGGCCACCAGGACCATACAGATTGATATCAGCATAAGCAGCAGAAGACAGGAATATTAAAAAACCTGCCATTATGTTCCTCATAAAAAACTCCTTTTATTGGTTATCATGAAATAAAATTATAAACACTACAAATAATATATATTATATCCAGATAAACTTATCCGACTTTACCTCGTGCATAGCTTGTTATTTAAAGTTAACAAAATAAGGAAAATTATACGCATATTGAAGAGTATAAACCTTACATGTTGATTACATTTTTGTAATCAACATCCTGTTTGGAATAGCCAGCCTTTAATGGATAACTATTTCTGACAATGCAATGAGTATAATCAAGTCCATCTTCCACTGAGAATTAGAGGCGGCATGCTTTTTCCGGCTCTTGCCGGATATCCGTAATTGTCCATAATCTGCAGATTTATACCTTCTGCATGACCTGTCAGCGAAAATTTGTCCGGTGTTTCTACGGGAATGACATCAAAAGTTACACGCACTCGCGTTACCGTGTAGACCTACTTTCCTGCACTTGCAAGATCACAGTGGTGTAACCGTAACAGGAATTTATTCTCTGGACCGGCAGTAAATCCCTGAGTGGCGTGGTTCCCATATCAATTTCCCGCCAGGCAGCCTCCATTGCCAGCGTACAGGCTGGAGCCATGACCTGCCCTTTAAATCTGGCCCGACCATCCCACCGGACGTGTTCTTCTCCCCTGAACTTAGGTACAGTCATCTCCAGTGGCACAAAAGTGTCAGCGCCATGATTTTTGACCGTTATCGCGCTACGGATATTTTGTTGACTGGTGAAAATCACCCCGCAGAATCAGGCTTATTCCCTTAACCCGGGATTTCATCCTGACCGCCGCCTCACTACGACCAATCAGACTGCCGATGCATTTTACCTTCATTGTTAGTATCATGATTTCAGGCCTGCACCATCCGCTCATTGCCCGGACTTCCGACAAATCCCGGCAACCATATCCCGGTGCTTGTTCAACTCCCGCAGCGCGGCGCAGACTCGCTCCCACTTCTGGACATGATTCTTCGCCCTACGCAGTTCGCGATTTGCCATATGCAGCGATGGCAAAATCAAATCATCTTCTCGCGTTGCAGTAAACGATGGCAGCGACTGCACAATGTCCGCCACAGTTTCTGTTTTAATATCTTCCTGTGTTGCATCTTTCTGTACCGGTAACGCAACACCGGCTGGCTGAGGAAAGGCTTTACCATCGGTTTCCGTTACCGATACGGCTTTCGGCTTTGCTGGTAAATTATCGTCCGGCATGCAGTAACGGAATTTACCGTTCTGATTTACGCGAATCAGACGCCCTTTGCTGATTGCCATTGCCAGCGTTGAAGCTACTTTGCGTGATGTGGTACCGAACAACGTAGCCAGTTCATCCGCCGTTTGTGGTCCGCGTTGTTCAATCGTCGCGGTTAAATCGCACTCTGAGATTTTCGCTACTGTTGCTGTGGTGGTTTCTTCCGGCAGCTCTGCCTGCGCTGGCTGTTCCTGCTGAACGTTGTTATCAGCCACACGCCAGGTGTACGCGCTTTTATCAACAAAACCAGCCTTTTTCAGTTCCCATAGTTCGTTAAGCACTTCTTCACGACTGACATCAAGTCGCGCCGCAAGTTCTATGGATGTGGCTTTTCCCATTGCTTTCAGTGCGTCAAAAACAGTCTCCATTAAATTTTTTTCCTGGTAAAAATTACTTTGTGATTCCTGGCTGGACGACATTCGGGCGCCAGCTTTCCCAGTTAAAACTCACCCAGCGTCCGCCGTTCATGGTCATGCGATCCATAATCCGCTCACCGAGCAATGTTTTCATGGCCTCATAGTTCAGGTTTGTCAGCATTCCCACGCTACGCATCGACGCTGTCCGTCGATCAATAATCTGGTGCAGTACTACCTGCTCGTTTTTCGTCTCGCGCTGAATGCCAATTTCATCAAGAACCAGCAGATCCACTTCGCACAGTTCCCGCAATAATTTTTCGCCTGACTGCCCGTCGTCATAGCTGGCATGCAGGGCACTCATAACATCAGCCACGGTAACCACAATCACTGCCTGACCGTCTTTCAGCAGGCGATTTCCGATAGCTGCCGCTAAATGGTTCTTCCCGGTACCAGGTTTTCCGCTGAACGCAAAATTTGTACACCCGGTCATCAGTTCATCGGCGATGGATTTCGCCTGGCTTAACGCGTATCGCTGGCCGTCGTTCTGCACCTGGTAATTTGCAAACGAGCATTTACGATGCAACGGCTGGATGCCTGAGCGATTCAGAATTTTTTCCACCCGCAACTGACGATTCAGGCGGTTGATCTCCTCGCTACGTTTTCGCCCTTCTGCAAGCTGCCACTCTCGCCACTCGTCCACTGTCCGGCACGGCGCGGTTACATGCTGCGGAGTCAGCTTACGGATACGTTCAAGAACACCGCCTGTCGCAATATTTTTCACAGTTCGTTACCCCCTAAACCCCGGCGGAATTTCGGTGTCTGGTTCAGAAATATGATTCACACAACGCTGTACAGGTGAACGCCCCAGGCGGATGACCAGTTCGTCCCATTTTTCGCGGAGCTTTGACGGGCTCATGATGTTTTTTACCCAGAATGGATCCCGCTGTACCCGCCCAAACATTTCGCAAATTTGTCTGTGAGTTCTGCCATCCAGCATCCGCATTGTGCGCACATCATTGGCCCATGCGGTCCAGTTTGGTTCTTTCGGTCGCGAGATCTCGCCATCATCGCTGGCAGCCTGCTCGTAAAGACTCACAATTCGTCCCCAGATCCACTGTGCGCACGCCAAATCTTCCTGACTTCCCCACTGGCGTTTTTTCGCACTGAACACAACCGCGTCAGGGTGTCGGGTTAAAAAATCCTGTTCAGCCGTCTGCGGGTCCGGTTGCGAAGCTTCCGGACGAGAAGTGTTTTTATTCTCTGTAGTAATCTCTGTTGTATTCTCTGTAAGATCATCAGGCCATTTTGACCCGATGACATTGGGTCGTTTTGAACCAATGGAGCGTGCCATTTTGACCTCTTCCATCGTGTCATTTTGACCTGATGGAGCGGTGCATTTTGACCTGATGGATTCGCTCACTTTGCCACCATCTAAAAGCTCACTCTCGTAATTAATCGTGTAAAAATTAGTCATATCACGCTTTGATTTGTTGAGCTTTTCACAACGCAAAAGCCCCAGCGTTTTCAGACTTGCAAATGCGCGTTTTAACGTTGACTCTGACCAGAACGGGAACTGTTCCAGCCATTGTTCTGTTGTGTTATAAATCCAGCGAACACCATCACATTCCATGCCGGAACCGGTATCTCTCAACCAGTAATGCAGCTGCTGCAACACGATGGCTTCGTTCAGACCAATTTTCATCGCCAGCTGCGTGTTTATAACCAGCGGGCGTTCAGCAAAAAGGAGCTTCATCCCCTCCCCCAGAACACGTTATCAATGCGCCACCACGGCATTTCCCGCCGGACCACCACGATTCATCTGATTGAAACCAGCAATTACCACCGCGACAAGTTCATCAGCGTCTCTCACCAGTCGTTCATGCGTATCCACCAGTTCCCGAAAATAATCGGAACTGTGGCTGCGCATCCAGGCCACCAGCGGAGGTGGCATTGCCTTTTCGATCGCTGGTAACAAAGCCTGAATTTTTTTAACCGCATCAGGGGTGTCTTTCTCCACCCAGCGGAAAATTTTCTGAGTATTGCGAGCCAGGGCTTCCGGATGGCTGTCGTCATACAGTTCCGGGAATGTCATACCCAGCTCAAAATAAGCCCGGGTTATTTCAGCTGCCGGAACTTTTTCACCGTCCGGACGCGCCCAGGCATTCATCGCCATGCGGATGTGTTCATGCTTGATTTTCATGAATCATTTGCCTCTTGATGCTTCGGGTATGATCGTTTTTGTCATTTGGTTGCTTCATCGACATATTCTGCGAATAACATGACGAACGTCGTAAGTATGACCAGTCAACATCAGGACGAAGTTCTTCACACAGGACTCCACCTTTTGTTGCTCGTTCAATCGCTGGACATCTCTCGGCAGGCAACCGACGTACACCTTTGATCCATTGATTTACGCTTGGAGGCGATACCCCTAAAAGTCTGGCCATTGCTGATTGCCCACCAACAACAGCACAAGCTCGTTTGAATGAATAGTTCTCTTTTTTCATCGAATGAACTCCAAAAAACACACAATGATATTAGGCGACGCCTAATATCATTGTCAATAGGCTATGCCTAACAACCAAGAGGTAGGGATTGCCTAATGCAATGCACATAGGAGACTATTAAGCAATGCTTAGTGGTAAAGACTTAGGCCGAGCGATAGAGCAGGCCATTAATAAAAAAATTGCATCAGGAGCCGTCAAATCAAAGGCGGAGATCGCACGCCATTTCAAAGTCCAACCACCATCAATCCATGACTGGATTAAGAAAGGTTCGATAAGTAAAGATAAACTTCCAGAACTATGGCGTTTCTTTTCTGATGTGGTTGGTCCAGAGCATTGGGGGCTTAACGAATACCCCATACCAACCCCTTCCTGCTCAGATTCAAAAAGAGAACTTTTAGACATAAACAGCCTTTATCAAGCCGCTTCTGATGAAAAAAGAGCAATTGTAGCCTTCCTCTTATCTGGAAATGCTGCGGAGCCTGGTTGGGTTGATTATGACGTTCGCGCCTACATTACTGCAATGGAAATGAAGGTAAGTAACTATCTGAAAAATCAAGAATCAGAACGGAAAAGCCAGAACATCACCAAAACGGGAACTTAAACTTATATGGTCCGACGGGAAGCACCTAGATCCCGTTATTTAGCTCCCATTACCTCTTCCACATACCATCGCCTATTAGGTTGTGCGCAAAAGGCATTAGGCATAGCCTATTGACAAGTAATTAGGCATTACCTATAGTTTTCTCATACCAACCCACCCCGCCCCACAGAATGCAGGGCAATACTTTGAGTTACCAGGCAGTGGTCAGGGGGTAAGTAGCCAGCCCGAGGCGTAAGAACATGACGGCAGGGTTCAACTTTAATAACTATGCAGCAGGTTTTTGTTCCGCTACCCCGGCGTTAAGGGGAAATGAGGTCAACATGGATATGCTCAATCTTGGCAACAACGAATCTCTGGTATGTGGCGTGTTCCCCAACCAGGACGGCACGTTTACCGCGATGACGTATACCAGAAGCAAAACGTTTAAAACTGAAGCTGGCGCGCGTCGCTGGTTAACCAGAAACACTGACTGATGAGGTTGACGATGGAATTTAAAGATTTACCAGTACCATTCCAGGAAATGGCATCGAATGTGGTTCGCTCTCAACTGGCGACTCTTGACCTGAGTACCGTAGAAAAAGAAACCATCGATACTATATCCGGTAACGTGCGTCGTGCCTTTATAGGTCTGTATGAAGAGAAGCGCCTATTCGGCGGACAGAATTCGCCTGAAAACAAGAATCAAGCAAATGATGAGAAGCTGAAACACATTATCGCCTTACTTTTGGAAGACGCAAAACGTCTACAGCAACTGGAACCAAATGCAGGCACAGAGGCCCGCATTTGGATTGCCATGAAATCACTCAAATGTGAAAGCAGTGATTATTTCAAAACAACAATTAAAACTACTCAACTTTCGGGAGAGCTACTGAAGAAATTGCCATAAGAGCATGGTCTTTCTCTTGTTCTGCAAGATGAGCATTAATACCTGGTATGGTTTTTTCAAATTTATCTATCTGTTGAATAACAACTTCGCGGTATACGTTTGTTTTTGTACCACCAAGCGCAGCCGTTAATGCAGAAAGCATATTTAGTATCATATCAGTGCGATATGAAAGAATCCTGATAGCTTCATCTTGTTTTTCAATAATAGATTGCAGGGCCTCAATTTGCTTTTTATCCATTTCACCCTCCTGAGGGTTGGTAATTAAGGAGTTCTCCACGGGTCAGGTGGAGTGCGTGCGCCGGACACGGGTGAACATCCGGCACTGACAGTTTACTGAAAGGATATGTCCCTGAAAAGTCAGGGCATAACGCGAAAGCGCACGGCGAAATTGGTCTCTCTATACGGTGTCGTTAAATTTAGTTCGACCGTGCGCTTCCGGTTGTGGCACTCCGCGAAATGGCGCGGCGGTAAGTATGGCGGGGTTATTCCTTCCCCGTTGAGGACACCGGGTTGTCAGGTTGACCATACGCTTAAGCGACAACCCCGCTGCAACGCCCTCTGTTATCAATTTTCTGGTGACGTTTGGCGGTATCAGTTTTACTCCGTGACTGCTCTGCCGCCCTTTTTAAAGTGAATTTTGTGATGCGGTGAATGCGGCTCAGCGCACGCGGAACAGTTAAAACCAAAAACAGTGTTATGGGTGGATTCTCTGTATCCGGCGTTAATTGTTAACTGGTTAACGTCACCTGGAGGCACCAGGCACCGCATCACAAAATTCATTGTTGAGGACGCGATAATGGAAACGTTATTACCAAACGTTAATACGTCTGAAGGTTGTTTTGAAATTGGTGTCACTATCAGTAACCCTGTATTTACTGAAGATGCCATTAACAAGAGAAAACACGAACGGGAGCTATTAAATAAAATATGCATTCTTTCAATGCTGGCCCGTTTACGTCCGATACAAAAAGGATGCTGGCAATGAATACAGCATTTGCACTTGTTCTGACAGTTTTTCTTGTTTCCGGAGAGCCAGTTGATATTGCAGTCAGTGTTCACAGGACAATGCAGGAGTGTGTGACTGCAGCAACCGAACAGAAAATTCCCGGTAACTGTTACCCGGTCGATAAAGTTATTCACCAGGATAATAACGAAATCCCGGCAGGTCTTTAAAACAGTTCCGTAATAAACATCCGATTTCATTCTTATATGCCAGCAATGGCAGGGATTTGTTCACCCTTAAATCTGTAATGAGGTAAAACAAAATGAGTAAAGTCTTTATTTGCGCCGCCATTCCGGACGAACAGGCAATAAAGGAAGAAGGTGCAGTCGCTGTAGCCACTGCCATTGAAGCTGGCGACGAACGCCGTGCTCGAGCAAAATTTCACTGGCAATTCCTGGAACATTATCCGGCTGCTCAGGACTGCGCTTATAAATTTCTTGTTTGCGAGGATAAACCCGGTATACCCCGCCCTGCCCTCGATTCCTGGGATGCTGAATATATGCAGGAAAACCGCTGGGATGAGGAGTCTGCTTCCTTTGTCCCGGTTGAGACTGAATCCGATCCGATGAACGTCACTTTTGACAAGCTGGCCCCTGAAGTACAGAACGCTGTCATGGTTAAGTTCGACACATGTGAAAACATCACCGTTGATATGGTTATTAGCGCACAGGAATTGTTGCAGGAAGACATGGCAACATTCGACGGACATATCGTTGAAGCGTTGATGAAAATGCCAGATGTTAACGCCATGTATCCGGAGCTTAAGCTGCATGCCATCGGGTGGGTTAAGCATAAATGTAAGCCTGGTGCCAAATGGCCCGAAATTCAGGCAGAGATGCGCATCTGGAAAAAACGTCGCGAAGGTGAACGCAAGGAAACCGGAAAATACACGTCTGTTGTTGATCTCGCCCGCGCCAGAACCAATCAACAGCACACTGAAAATTCAACAGGAAAAATCAGCCCGGTCATTGCTGCCATTCATCGCGAATACAAGCAGACATGGAAAACACTGGATGACGAACTGGCCTACGCTCTCTGGCCTGGTGATGTGGATGCCGGAAACATTGACGGCAGCATCCATCGCTGGGCAAAAAATGAAGTTATCGACAACGACCGCGAAGACTGGAAGCGTATCTCGGCATCAATGCGCAAACAGCCTGATGCCCTTCGCTACGACCGCCAGACTATTTTTGGCCTTGTCCGTGAACGTCCGATCGACATTCACAAAGACCCTGTGGCACTGAACAAATACATTACTGAATACCTGACTACAAAGGGCGTGTTTGAAGATGAAGGAAGAAATCAGAGCGCAACTGATACTCTCTCGTCGCCAGTACCAGAAACTGATGCAGTGGAAACGGCAATTCCGGACAACGAAAAAACCGAATGCAAAGTGGAAGTCGAACCATCTGTAGAGCGTGAGGGGCCGTTCTACTTCCTCTTCACCGACAAGGATGGCGAAAAATACGGTCGCGCAAACAAACTTTCTGGTCTGGATAAGGCACTGGCTGCCGGGGCTACTGAAATCACGAAAGAAGAATATTTCGCCCGCAAAAACGGTACATACTCAGGTTCACAACAAAATACTGGTGCATCTGACACGACCGCACAACCAGGGTCAGTAAAAGTTACCGCTGACGAAGTAAACAAAATTATGCAGGCAGCCAATATCAGCCAGCCTGACGCCGATGAACTGCTTGCAGTATCACGTGGTGAATTTGTTGAAGGGATTAGCGATCCGAATGATCCGAAATGGGTGAAGGGGATTGAAACCCGCGATTCTGTGAACCAGAACCAGCAAGAAACGGAACAGAGCGGCCAGAAAGCGGAACAAAACAGCCCAAATGCGTTACAAAACGAGCCAGAAACGAAACAGCCTGAACCAGTAGTGCAACAGGAACCGGAAAAGATCTGCACCGCCTGCGGTCAGACCGGCGGCGGCAACTGCCCTGATTGTGGCGCGGTGATGGGCGACGCAACATACCAGGAAACATTCAATGAAGAGTATCAGGTTGAAGTTCAGGAAGATGATCCGGAGGAAATGGAAGGCGCTGAACATCCAAACAAGAAGAACACTGGCGGCAATCAGCATCACAATAGCGATAATGAAACTGGCGAGACGGCAGATCACTCAATTAAGGTGAACGGTCATCACGAAATCACATCCGCCAGTAGGACGTGTGACCATCTAATGATCGACCTTGAAACCATGGGAAAAAATCCTGATGCCCCGATTATCTCAATAGGTGCAATATTTTTCGATCCGCAAACCGGAGATATGGGACCGGAATTTAGTAAGACTATCGATCTGGAAACTGCTGGCGGAGTCATTGATCGGGACACCATTAAATGGTGGCTTAAGCAATCACGCGAAGCGCAATCTGCCATTATGACCGATGAAATCCCGTTAGATGATGCACTGTTACAATTGCGGGAATTTATCGACGAAAACTCCGGTGAATTTTTTGTTCAGGTCTGGGGAAATGGAGCCAACTTCGACAACACGATTTTGCGCCGTTCATACGAACGGCAGGGGATCCCCTGCCCGTGGCGTTACTACAACGATCGCGATGTACGCACAATCGTTGAGCTGGGGAAAGCCATAGACTTCGATGCCAGAACGGCTATTCCATTCGAAGGTGAGCGCCATAATGCACTTGATGACGCCCGTTACCAGGCAAAATACGTTTCAGCTATCTGGCAAAAACTGATTCCGAATCAGGCTGATTTTTAATGTTCAACCGTCGCCAGTTGTCGTTGGTATTCTGCAACTGGCGCGTTCCGGAGTGATAGCCATGAGCGAACAGTACCTGATAACGCTCGATGAGTGGAAACCAAAACGGTTCAGTCTCCCAATAACAAACACTACCCTGGTGAAATACGGAAAACTAGGATACATCGTTCCAAGACCACAAAAAATTCGTGGGCGTTGGCTGATAGATCGCCGGGCAGTATTTGTTGGACCTGGTGAAACGGGAATTGCGCCGGAAATTCATACTGGCGATGATGATGCACTGAAGGAGATTTTAACTCATGTCACCGAGGCCACGAAAAAACAGCACTGACGTAACCGGTCTTTACGAAAAGTTTGATCGCAGAACTGGCAGGGTTTACTACCAGTATAAAAACCCTGTGACTGGAAAATTTCACGGTCTCGGAACAGACAAAGGCAAAGCAGAAAAAATCGCTTCCACAGCCAATCAGCGAATAGCTGCAGCAGAAGCTGAATATTTCATGCGCAAAATTGATGAAAGTCCGTCAGCAACAAAACGTCGGGGTATCAGATTAAAGGCATGGGTTGATCGATATCTGAAAATACAGGACACGCGACTGAAAAATGGGGATATTGCAACTACAACTCACAAAGAAAAAGCCCGAATGGCTGCATACCTGGTTTCCCGTCTGGGAAACCACCCATTGAAAGAACTGGAAGTAAGAGACTTTGCATTAATACTGGATGAGTGGCTGGATAAAGACATGGTCAGCACAGCGAGAGTAAATCGTGGATTATGGGTTGATATTTATAAAGAAGCACAGCATGCAGGGGAAGTTCCTCCTGGATGGAATCCTCCGGAGGCTACCCGTAAACCGATCCCTAAAGTAACCAGAGCCAGGCTCACCCTGGAAGACTGGCAAAAAATTTACAACGCAACGCCTGAAAAACACTTTATCCGTAACGCAATGCTTCTTGCGATTGTTACTGGTCAGCGCCGTGATGACATTTGCCACATGCGTTTTTCAGATGTGTGGAACGAACACCTGCATATCACCCAGGGAAAAACCGGAATGCGTCTGGCGTTACCGCTTACACTACGCTGTGATGCCATTGGGATAACGTTAAAAGAAGTTATTGATGGGTGCCGAGACAGAATATTAAGTCCATATCTAATCCATAGTCGGCACCAGAAACAACCGAAGCCGATGAGTAAAGACAACCTGAGCGACTACTTTGCCAAAGCACGGGATCTGGCTGGGATAATTCCACCAGCAGGAAAAACTCCGCCAACATTTCATGAACAACGCTCTCTATCAGAACGGCTGTACCGTGCACAGGGTATCGATACAAAAACATTACTAGGACATAAAGTCCAGGCAACCACCGATCGCTATAACGATACTCGAGGTCAGGAATGGGTTAAGTTGGTTATTTGA